ACCTGCCCGCCAATCTTATTCCAAGTTTCACTGAATCCCACAGGAACATGCCCCCCTTCGATGTAGCCCGACAGTACTAGCAGAAACCTTAATCCCCTCAACCGCGAGCGCCCGCACAATCAGGCTATGCGGCACAGTAGGATCAGCCAGAATCTTCTCAAACTGAACACGATCAGCGCCATCAAAACCACGCCTAATGACCTCCACGCGGCACGGCCTATTTTGAGGCTGTTCCTGACATTTCTTAAAACTCTCACTAAACCCCAAAAACCCCACCTTCCTTTCCTTACTTGATACAAGTAGAGTCCCGCATGACGCGGCACCAACACGCACATAATACCACAAAACAATACTATACGCAAACAAGGCACCGCGCCACGCGGGAAACAAGCCCGAAGCCCTAGCGCTTCTCTTTACGACGATTGTCCGACTCGTCGTAAATGAAACTAGTCAGACGACGATTAATCTCATTCATCTGCCCCATCAAGTAGTTCGCGCGCTCATCAGCCAAAGCGTCACGCTTAGCCGACTCGCGGCGAATCTCCTCAATACTAGCCTTCAAACTCTCATTCATTTCCGTCATCTCTTCGCGGAAATTAACAGTATGATTATTCGTTACCTGTTCGCGAGTCTGTTCAACGTGTTCCCCAATGCGCTCAACTTTCTTGTTGATACGCGCGCTGAAATAAGTGAAACCCGCAATCATCAGTGCAAACAAAGAATCATACAACCTCGCGTCCCCTAGCCAAGCCGAAAGGGACTGAACCATCAAAATACTAAGGGGAACGTGAAGAAACATCCTACGATATCACTCCCCGCCAGTCTTAGTCGCCGTAGGCGCGTGCTTAGCTACATAGTCGAACACGCCGTCAACTGTAGCCACGTCACCGGGATCGGCCTTAGCCCAATCCAGCACGCCCGCAGCCTTCAAAACCGCATATACAGCCTGACCGGCGCCAAACACCACAAGGAACTGAGCAGTAAACAATTCCCAAGACGCAGGATACGCCCCGGCAAACCAGACCAGCACGGACGCTACGACAGCAAACCCCAAGGCAATAAAGCGCTTAGTCTTGCTTGTCCATGACGCGCGCTGAGCGACATGCTGGACCACGGGCCAGATCACGCCCACAAGGATAGATACGACAAAAGGATCAATATGATAACCCAACATTAAGCAACCCCTCCTAAAATATTGTTAAACAAACAGTAAAGGCAGTGGGGTAGGTCACGGCTTCTCAGCGCCAGCCTCCACCGACCGGACAAGACGCTCAGTCTCAGGCCCCCAAATACCATCCACGTTAGCGCCCACAGCCTCCTGAATAAGCTGGACACAATTATCGTGCGCCGACATGCTATTGTCACCCCAGATACCGTCCACATCCGTGCCCACGACAGACTGAGCGAACTCTACACCATACGGGAACTGGACACCACCCCAGTTAGAAGCCTTACGAACAGCGTCAACACGCTTCTCAGTGTCAGGCCCCCACACGTTATCAACATCCGCACGGACAGCAGCCTGAACAGCGCGGCAATCAGTATAACCACCCTCATGAGACGTTGCACCTTCATAGCGAAGGTAGCAGTCCCACGGGTAATCATAATAAGGCTTCACAACAGTCTCGCGATCAGTCTGATCCCCAGACTCACCCCCAGCGATATCCCCGTTCTCGTCAATCGACGCTTGAGCCAGAATACCCCAATCCACCAGCAAAGCCACGTGGTTACGGTGATTCAAGAGAATGTCTCCCGGCTGAGGGTACCCGTTATTAGGCAACTGTCGCCAGCCATGCTTACACAGCTCAGAAGCCATGTTACCCGTATAGGTAGCGCCACCCGTGTCAAAACCGCACTCGCGCAACACTGCAATAATCAGGCTAGAACAGTCAGCTTCGCCGCCCTCGCGCACGTCCCAACGATTCCACTGATCGTAACCAAGGTTGCCATACGCGCACAGCCAACGAACGCGGTCAATAAACTTTTGCAAATCTGCCATACTATTTTCTCCATTCATCTTCTTCTTATAAAGGACACGGCACAGCGGGCCAACCCCAAACAGGGCCAGCCCGCCACACCCCACAAAAACCCGCTACTGTTCGGTAGCCGGGAAAGCCTGAACCATAATACGATTCAACTCACTAGACTGAACAAACTGTACAGTACCACCATTAGACTGAGTATCACGCGCCCTATAACCCTGAACAAGCGCCTCAATCTTAGGAGTCACATTAGCATCAACATAGCCAAAACACGTAACGCTCTGTGACTGGCTATCCTCATGGTCCCACGCTGAGGACGACTTAGGGCCACCCTCGCCGCCGATACGCAGCACAAGGTTCACGTCACCAACGACACGCCCCCAGCCAATAACCGTAGCATACACGAGACGACGATACGGCCTTGCGGGAAGGCTACCAGAACCAATCCACCGATATTCGCCGTTGTTCACGTGAATCTCGTTAGTCAAACCAAACACGGACACGCTGGTTTCAACTTCGTTCACAGGTCGCAGCACCCAACGGCCATCACCAGACTTAGAACCATCCGCAATATACAGCAGGTGCTCGATGCTAAAGTACCACGGTTGCGCCGTGGTCGCCCCCATGCCAGCGTCCTGAGCCTGAGTCAGAATCTCACGAGCTTGACTCACGCTAGAAGCCCGCGTCACCGTACCGGCTGTCTCAAACGCCCTACGGAATGATCCCAGAAGGTCATCTGTACCGTCTGGCAGCACCATTCCTCTTAGAGTTTTACTTCCCAAAACAAACCCCCTCTAAGGTCACAGGTGCCAGCGAACAGGCGGAATCATAATGCGAGACATGTTCGGCTTAACGCGAATACCCTTGTCTAGCTTCAACGCGAACGTTCCGTCCGGGCGAATCTGGCCCTGAGCGAAATGCGGGAAATTATCTTCAGTAATAACCACCGTAAAATGCACCCACTGCTTAGGACGGAACCCTTCAGGAATAATGCCCCACTGGAACCAAGTATTCCCAGTATAATTCCACTCACTGTTCTGACGCACCCATTCGCCGCCAAACAGGTCAACAATCTGACCAGTCTTGACTAGCTCGAACTCGCGTGGTTCACGCTTCCAGTCTCGGTCTAGGTCTCCGAAGCCGCGCTTCTCCTCCTTAACAGCAAGCCCTGCAACAGTTTTCTTCAACGCTTGCAGCTCGTCAACAGACTCGATAAGCTCACGCCACCGCACAGCATAAGAATTGTTCTTACTAGCATCCTCACCATAACGCCACACGTAACGCAAAGCATCAGGATCAAACGTCACTTGATCGTAGCGGCCACGAGACGGCTCCTGAGCGCCAGTCTCCTGATTAACAACCTTCCAGCCGCCCAAATGGAAACGAGTTGTATAGCCGACCTTCTCAGCGCCCCACTCGGGGAACACGTACAGTCGCATAGGCCAGCGACTCTCGTCAGTAGTCTTAGACTGGGAACCGTGACGGAACGCAATCTGAGGCAAACGACCTTCCTTGGATGTCTCAACATGCAAGCCAATGTCGCCCGGGTTGTTGGGCGTTAGGTGAATCTCGCTGCCGTCAATCGTCGCCCCCTTCAAAGTCTTACCCTCAATCGTGTCAGCAAGCAAAGCTCCGCCAATCTTCGCGTTACCTGCAACAATTTCATCAGTAGTAATCTTACGGAAAGTAGCCAATTTAGCCTCCAATTCCTCGCTAGCAACAATATGACGCGCCCCCACAGTGTTGCCAGCGATCAAATCTCCCTTAATTAAAACCTCACCAGCCTTCAACCGGCCAGTGTCAACAGGCCCCTCAGCAGCAGCCTTCACGCGAGCAGACATATCCTCCAGACTCTTACCCAGCTTATCGCCCTGAGCCTGAATAGCCTCACCAGTAGCCCCCAAAGCAACAGTCTCACCACCAGCCGCCGTACCCCCGGCAAGCAGGCCAGTAGGAACAAGATCATCATTCACCTGAACAAGAACCTCACCCCCCACGGGGAACACGCCGCCGCCATGCGGGACACTCACAATGTTCCCCTCCATGCCAATCTCCACAAGCGCACGCCCGTCAGCGTCAGGATCAGGCCCCTTAAACACGCCGGGAACAACGCCGCCACCCATACCAGTACGCAACGCGCGAACCTGACTGTCACGGAACTTCTTAAAATCCAAAACAGGAATAGCCACTATACGACCCCCTCAATATCAATACGCATCGTCTCCACGCTACCATCCAAGGGCATACTGTAGCCCGACACGCTACCAATAACATTGCCAAGATCAGAGTCTACACTAACCACATCCCCAATGTCAACACGATAATCAGGAACCATAGTAAAAGACTTCACGCCACTAGGAGAAAAACGCCTCACCGCCAGACCAGCAGCCCTATCCACATCATACTGGCCATCAGCGGCCTTAGCCTCAACAACCTCAGTCACAACCCCATACAGGGACTTGTCGAACGCGCCGTCAGCCCAAGCCTCACTCCACCAATCATGCTTAACACTATGACTATTCTTACCATCAGTCTTAACACTCTCAGTCTTACTACCCACGGCCAGCCAGTGATTAGGGTGAGTGTGCGTCCACTTGGCGTTAGCCTCCAACACGAGACTACCGTCCGTATAACGAGCATCCACGCGGGAAGAATCAGGCCGCACCACATGCAACGCACCATCCTCCATCACGCGGCCAACAAGACCATAAGACGACAACAAGGATTCTACCGCATCAGTCCGGCTACGCCCCCAAGCAAGGCCACCCGGCAAACCCCGGTCAGACACACCATCCAACACCACGCTCAAATACGGGTAGCACAACCGCTCCAACTCGGTACGCAAAGTAGAACCAGCCGGGGGGCTAGACGGGAACGGGAAAGGATCATCCGCCAAACGCTGCATAAGGCCCTTACACGTAACATTCACCCCGCCCTCACGAGTAGGCGACACCTCCTGAATCAGAAACCAACCCCTGTCCACAGTAAACCTAGTGCCATCAGACAAGTCCACGTCAACCAGCACATGCAAAGTCTGGCCCATAGCCGCAAGAGGACTCCACTCATCCACAGGAATAAGCGTACTATCAAACTGTAAGGTCAGCGTCTCTGACCGCGACACGCCCGTAGACACATCCAGACGGGCTTTTAACGGACTCAAACCCGTTGCCAGTACGTGAGGCCCGCGAGCGCTATCAACGCGCGCAGAAACCCTTCCAGGTGTCGCAAACACGCGACTATCAACATTCGCAGGCGCCCTCACAACGCACCACCCAACCTGTTCACCAAAGTCTCATACGACCAGCCAGCAGTCCACTTATAGCCCAAGCGCGTAGCCTCATTCCACGTAGCCGCCCCGCCAGCAAAACCACCAGAAAACGCAGACAACTGCAACACGGGAAAAGGCTTCTCAACCCACTCAATATCCACCCTGTGAACACCCTGAGTATCAACACGAGACACACTCACCTTACTAATAAGCACGCAACGGACCTGAGGTACACCCAAAGCAGGACGATCCAACGCAACACTCACCAAGCCGCGAGACTCCAAAACCTGCATGAACGACTTAATCAACTCAGGAGACGACTCCAGCCACACGCGGCAACCACCCTCACGGCGCGCCGTACCAAACCGTACCACGCCATTAGAGAACTCGCTCACCCCAGTATCGCTAGTCCAGTCATCCGTAGGGCCTTCATAGAAGTCCACGGCAACCTGAACGCCATCAACACTAGTAAACAACGCGCCACCCTCACGACACTTCACCGTGCGAGTCAACGCCACCTGCTTACCAGCAAACTTATATGTTACAGCTACGCCGGGCGGCGCAAAAATATCAGACACGTAAGCCACGCCACCATTATTGTTCTCAAACACGACACGACCATCAGCCGTCTCCAGCTTCCCGCGCCCCTCAACCTTAAAACAAGGCAGGCCAGTCACACTATTAACCCAACCAGACAACACAGCCATAAACACTCACTCTCCCTTCCACACTACTATTAACAAGGGCACCATGCTAGGCGCACATCCACAAGCATACCACAAGTAGACATGCGCCTAGCATACAAGGCATGTTAGCCGTAGACAGCCTCAAAGCCAGCCTCAACGCGACTATCAGCCACATCAGACACGTAAGCCGGGAAACTCTCACCATCAACAGTCAAATTAATCTTCGCCCCATTCAAAGACGAAGGATCAATCTTAGCCTGAACAGTCAGATTCTCCTTAAACTCAGCGTTAACACCACGGAACGCGCGAACATTAGCAGCCTTAGCCTCCAACGCCTCCACAGAATCCTGAGCGATATTCTCAGCAGCCAAAACAGCCTGCTTACCCTCACGCTCAATACCCTGAGCGAACCCCTCAGAGAACGAATAACCGAAACGGCGAGTAGCCTTAGACGGCGAGTTAATCTCCAAAGCGCTCTTTATGACAGCCAGCGCACTGTTAGCAACACTCTGAGCAGCAGAATGCACCTTACCGCTATTGTTATAAATACCACTAGCGAAACCAGAAGCGAACGAATCACCAGCGCCCGACGTGGACACGCTATTCAAACCAGCCACACCACTATTAGCAGCAGACTGACCAGCCAAATACACATCATGACCACGATCCGTACCAGCAATAAAACTGTTAATCGACGCAACACCAGCATCATTCCACCTAGGCTTACCGGCCTGTAGACCGTTAACACCCTGACCAGTCACAATACCAGCCGCGCTACGAACAGCATCCATACCGCTACTCACGCCATTAGCGAACCCGATAGCCGACTCAGAACCAGCACCCTGGAAAGCACCAACACGAGTATTCCCCTCCTTCTGCCACTGGCCGATAATGTTACCAGTCAAAGGATCGACAGCATCAGGGATAGAATACAATGCCCCGTCACGGAACTGGAGCATGATCTTCCCGCCCTCGTCTCGCATCGTAATACCAAGATCAGACAAAGCAGACTGCAACTGATCCGACGTAGTAGCCTTCAACACCTCAGAAGCATCCGCACCCTCCTGAGACAACACAGCAGACAGGGAACCACGCAACCCCTCAAAGTTACGACGCACCACGTCACTACCCTCAAGAGCGCCCTGAGCGTTAATCGCCTTCAAACGATCCATGCCAGACTGAGCCTCAGCAGCCAAAGTATCATTAGCCTTCTTCAACTCATCCCGGGCAGCCTCACCGCCCTCACGGTACTTGTCAGCAAGCTGCTTAGCATAATCGGCACCAAACTCAGTATGCTGCAACGTCTCGATAGCCTTAGTATCAAAACCGGCCTTCATAAGAGTATGTAGGTTGTTAGCGAAGTCAGCCTGAGCCTTCTGCTGCTCCCGCAACTTATCCAAGTAATCGTCAACGCTCTTAACAGCCTCACCAGAAGCATCACGAGAAGCCTTACCCACATTAGAGAAAGCATCACTAGTCTTAGCAAGAACGTCAACACCCTGAGAAACCTGACTAAACGTCAACCCCCAACGAGACGCAGACTTATCCAACAAGCCATTCAACGCACCCAACGTCCGGTTACGCTGCTCCAAAGCATCCACGTTATCGCGAGCAATACTAGCAGTGCCAGCCATTGCAATGTTCAACAAAGACGCTTGGTCAGTAGACTTACCCATCTGAGCAGCATACAACTCCAACTCGCTACGCAACGCGGGACTGTCCTGCAACATGCGAGACAACGCCGCGCGAACACCATCAGCCGGAACACCAGCAGCACGCCAAGAATCAGCCAAAGCCTTCATATTCTTGATAGCAGCAGGCCCATCCTTCTGAGCAAGCTCGTTCAGACTGTTAGCAAAGTCGCGAGTCTTATCCGCAAGGTGAGAAACCTCAGCAGAAGCAGCACTACCATGCTTATCAATCCAACCAAAGACACCACCCTGAGAACCACCGTTCTTAGAGTACTGCTCCAAGGACGCTTGAACAGAGTTGATCTTACCCTTCATCGCTGTAGGCAGTGACGCTAGGTTAGTCAAGTCCCAGAAGCCGCCGCCCTGATACATCGGGGCAGTAGACAGCTTATCAGCATCCTCCCGAATCTTACGGAAATCAGTAGACATGTTATAAGCAGCAACATGAATCTTCTCCTGAGCCTGACTCAAAGTATTCGCAATACGCTCCGTCTGCTTACCAACATTCTCACCAAAACGCTGACTATCACGCTCCAACAAGACAAACGCAGCAGTCACCGCACCCAGTGCAACAGTAATCGGAGTAGCCAAGCCCGCGAGCGCAGTCAAACCACCGCCCACCTTAGACAAGCCCTTACCAGCCAAACCAGCAGCCCCACCCATCTTAGACATGCTATCGCCAGTGAGAGAAGCCCAACGAGCAAAATCACCCAAGCGCACGCCAGCCTTATCAACCACGCCCAGTAGCGCGGTAACAGGCCCGCTAACAGCCTTCCAGCCCTTAAACGCAAGGAACCCGCCAACCATAAGCTCAGCAGCAAAAGGAACCTTCGTAAACGCCTCAACCACGCGCAAACCAGCCTCAGCCAAACGAGTCAACAGGGGGGCAACCTTCTCAATAGAATCAGCCATACGCTTACCCAAAGACAAAGCAACCCTAGACAACAACGGCTCCAACTTCACAACCGCCGTAGACAAAGCTCCAAGCGTGGAAGCAATAACCGGCCCGAAGCCGCGAGCAAACGAACCAGCCACACGCAACAACGAACCCAAGCCGTCACCCAAACGCGGCCAAACCTTATCCAAACTCCTAACGCCCACAGCAAGATCGGCGAAGAACTGCCTCAAGCCAGTCTGGAAAGCCGTAGACGACAAAGCCTTAAACAAGCCGCCAGTCAAACCACCAGCAGCAGCACCCATATCACCAGCAGCCACCTTGAAAGTCTCGCTAGTGTTACGCCAGAAAGCGTTCCACTCGCCACCAACTGATGTCTTAAACTTACCCCAAGCCAAACGAGCACCATCCAACACGTTCTTAAAGCCTGTAATAAAACCCTGAGTGCGAACAATGTCAGCAGCGTGCTTCAAACCCCCGGCCAAAGCGTCAACCGTAGCGCCCCCGGCCTCACGAGCAACAGCCGTCAAACCAGAGAACAACCGGCCAGTCTGATACAACACCTTCCCAAGCGCTTGAAACTCTCGCATACCATTATCAAGAATCTCCTGAAGCTTACCAGTACGCTCAGCCTCAGTAAGCCAATCAGCCCACCTGTCAGTAGCCCGGCCAAGCCAGCCCAACAAATCCTCAAACGCGCTAGTACCAACATCACCCAAGACGCGAAGAACCTTAGCAAACCCATCACTATGCTTAGCAAGCTCCTCCATAGCCCGCCCAGTGTGCTCAAACTGCCTGTCCATAGCAGGGCCAACAATCTTCTCCAACGACACCAACACGCTAGCGAAATGCTCACCAGCAGCCTGAGACGTGCGCTTCAAACCATCACGCAAACGCGGGAACAGGCCAGCATAAGCCTCCTCAAAACGCCCCTTAGCCTCACCCCAAAACGAAGAACCCATCTCCTTAGACAAGCCCTTAAAATCGTCCTTCAAATGAGTGATATGGTCGCTAATGTTCTTCAACGGGACAACAAACGACGCTGCTAAAATACCAGCCGCAACGGCCATACCCGGAACCATAAGCCCCACAGCCTCAGCCGCGCGAACAATCCCAGCGCCAATAGTCAACGTATGCATAGCCAACACGGACGCAGCAGACGCAGCCACAGCCAAACCAGAAGCCATAAGACCAATAAGCGGCACAGCCTTATCCATATTCTTAACCATATCCCACAAGCGCGTAGACAAATCACGAGCAAGACGGAAACCACTCAAAGCATCCAAAGCAGTCTTAGCAGCAATAAAAGCCTTACTATCAACAATAGGCTTAAACGACACCCAACGATCACGAGCCAACAACGCAAGACGCGCACCAGTAATATACCGGGCAGAATGATCCAACCCCAGCTTAAACTCTAGCTCAGTCTTATCCCACTTCCGCTTAAAGTGACGCAACTCGCGGCCAATCCTACGCAAATCCCCACGATCCATATTAGGCTTAATCTCAAACTCGAAATTATCATGAGCACCGAAAGCCTTCTCACGAATACGGCGACGAATCCCGTCCAACACAGAATCCAAACGGCCAGACTTAACCTCACTATCAAGATCAACAACATACTTCCAATTCTGACGGCGACCAAACTCTTCACGAATCCGGCCATCAGCCTCAAGAAGCTTATCAACAGAAGACCCAGCAACCTCAAACTCAACCTGCCCACGATACTCCTTCTTAAAGAAGCCGTCCAACTCGCCACGAATCTGACTCTTCCAATCATCAGCCGGGTAAATCTGAATCTGAGCCTTCTTACTCTCCAAAGCCTTCAAGAACCGGGGCAGCTCATGCTCCCAAGGGAAAAAGTTACCACTCTTAGACGCAATCGGATGAGCCTCAAAAGCCTTACCCTCAAAAATAGCACGATGCTTACGACGCAACACATCAAGACTCTTATCCAAATCACTGAAAGAATGCTTCAACCGACCAGCACGCTCAGCCTCAACCTGAATCTTCTCACGCTCCAACTCAGCCAGACTCTTAGCCACATTCTGCTGATCCAACTCCAAACGCACCTCTTGAGTAACAGGACGCAAACGGCGCTCAATCTCACGATGCAACTCGGTAGCACGTTGCGCGGCCCGCTCCTCCTCAAGCTCAACCTCAACATTTATAGGATCAAGCGACTTCTCTAACAGTTTAACCTGACGGCGCGTCTCATGCCACATCTCAGCCGTAGCCGGAAGAATCTTAACCGCAAGCCACGCAATCTCAGGAACGCTCTCTCCACCAATATCAATAACATCAGGCACTAACCCTCACCACCCCACGCAACAAAAAAGGGGAAGGCCACCAAAACGGCAACCTTCCCCAAAACATAATGACAACTACTCGTCGTCGAAATCAACTTCTTCCCACTCAACAAGCCCCAAAGACTCGCCCCATGAGACCAACTCGCGCAAAGACAAGCCCTCAGACTCTCGCCGCACATCCTCAGCAGTCTTAGCCTTCGGACGCGGATACGGCTCAATAGGAACCTTCCCACCAGCAAGCCCCTTCATCAACGCCTGAATCAAATCATACGTATCCTCCAAGACCACGGTATCCCGCGTCCTACCCAAGAACCTATTGTCACCCAGCTTCTTAGCCACGTAACGCGATCCAACAGGCAGCTCATCAATCAGATTGACAAGCATGGCAGGCGGCGGGTAGGTGCCGACAGTCAGAGTCTTAACAATATCAATATTGTAATGCTCTAACATGTCAGCGCACACTTCCCACAAGCAGCCGTCAAGAGCCTTTTTAAGGGCTAGGCTTCCCCCACCTGAGTAACCTTAAAATACTTAGCGATCAACGTCACCAAGCCGCCCGGGACCTTAGTAACAGACTCCAGAACCTTACGAACCTTCGGCGTATCCCCGCCCGCAAGAAGAATAAACAACTCAGTATAACGCTCAAGAAGCTCACCCATGTTAAAGTCGCGCTCTGAATCGTCCTCATACTTTCCGATACGCAGCAGCTTCTCATAACGATCAAACTCGTCTGCATCAAGCAACGCGATATTACGCAAACGCACGCCACCAACCACGAGCGACGGGCTATTCTCTTCTACGAGTTCCTGTAAATCTTCAATGTTAATTTCAATCGACATAAAATGTCCCCTTTCCTAGAAATAACAAACGTGTGAGTCTACCCCGAAACGTGGGGCACCACCGCACGGATGCAATGATACCCCACGAACGGAAACAATGTCAAGCCGTAACCTTAGTAGCAGCAGACATCTTAAACGAATTACCCTCACTATCCTGCAAGAACGTAAACTTCAAAGGCATCTCAATGAAGCCATCCTTGTTAGTAGGAGTAAAATCGCCGTTACCCACGACAGCAACCTTACGGCCACCCATCACAAGCGCCATGTCAGCATCACGGGCAATCATCAACAGGGCCAGTTCTTCAGGCTTAGGAGCCGTAGGAGCGTTAATGTAACCATTAGCATCCACGGTAGCGTTAATACCAAAGAATCGTTTAATCGAATCCTCATCGAACTGAACCAGCGCGCCTTCCGCAGACCACTCAATAGACGTGGACTTCACGCGGAACTTCTCAACCTGCAACGTAGACTTAGTAGAAAGCTCTCCACCAGTCTTCGCAATCTTAAGGCCAGTCTCACTAGACATGTGGCCGATAGGCTTCCAAGCCGTCAAAGCCGCAGTCTTCTTAGACGCGGCAACAAGATCAGCGACCTTCGGCAACGCCGTATTCGCGTCAGCAACATACACGTCGAAAACCTCACGCGACATCACCTTATCATCAATCAAAGCACCATTAACTGCCATAAACTATCACACTCCAAACAAATATATTACTTACGATGAATAACCCGTACTCGCATCCACGCTTCATAGCGTTCAACGAACTGAGGCAAATCCTGATACTGAACGGGACCGGATGCGTCCTGCCAGTCAGACCGGCGCAAAGGCTCCATGACCAGCTTAGACGCGACAATAACCTGACCATCACCCACGCTATCCCCACGCAGCGCAGCATCCTTCACAGCGTTAACAGCCGCCCAACACAAGTTAGCAGCGTCAATATCCGCGTCAATACCCCGACAAAACGAGTGAATATTAAAACTCAGAATATCCGACTGGTCACTCGTAGGCGACTGTCCTTCGCTCACGCGCGCGCTAGACACCAATATGAAAGGAAACTGAGGATTCTCCTCCACGCGAGACAACACGCGAACATAACCCGGCAACACCTTCCTGAGAATACCGGGAATAATATCCTCAGCCAACAGCCTTCGGCCCGCTAGACGTTTAAAATTCTCATCCAGACACGATCACCCCCGATACTCTATGCCCGCGCGCAACGCCCCCACAGGGCGACGCGCGTTAAACCACTGCCTGATCAGCCTGCCAGTTTTCTTATCAACACGATACCTGTATCCAGCCGGATACCCATACTCGATAGCAGCAGCAGCATGACGGCCACGCTCATCAGACAAACCGAAATAGCCGTCAGTAGAACCAAACATGACCACGATACGGCTATGCCCCTCACGCTCATGCGCCTTCAACACGCCCTCAGCGACCTGAGCGCGCTTAATAGTCTCATCACGCACAGCAGCCTTCACAATAGGCATGTGAGAAACAACCTTATTCAACCGCTTAGGTGTCATCAACATTCCAGCCACAAGCACCACTCCCCTTTTCTACAGGTGATCCCAGTCCTCATAAGCCCCGCTAGGCGCGTGGTTATCAACCGCGACAGGCTCAGCCTCAACAGCGTCACGGACGCGCGCAATATCGCCACCATGAGCCGGGTGAGCCGTCATCTCCCAGTGGGACGTGCGCCTAGTGCCACGCTTAAACACGGGCGGGGCACTAATGTCCCACATGCGACCGTCGAAGCTGATCTGAGTCCAAGGCCCAACCGGAACATCCTGCCCAGTCTCATGCCCCGTATAACGCCGCATCAAGTCAGCTAACACTCTACCGTCCTCCGCTATGGGGGACACGTAGAACTTGACTTCCTCATTAGTCAGCTGGCCGGGGATTTCTCCCCTAGAAGTAGCCAAAGACTGGTAGCTCATGCGCACCGCGAGCGCCCCATCAGTCTTATAAGTCTTGCCACCCATCGGGATAGTAGCGTCTTGCGGGACCACAACACGATTGCCCCGCGAATCCGTAACAATAAACCTTGGATACAAGAAGCCCATCTGAAACGGTATCAACCCGTCAAGCCTGCCGCGCCTTTTACGTCCAACAGCCATAACGCATCACACCCGTTCTTCAAAGAACGCGGAAGCTAACGCCGGGGCAGGCGCGGGACTAGCAGCGGGAACCGGACTAACCGTAACACTAGGCGTAGTAGTCTGGTCAGACGTGTTAGGCGGCGTGTACAAGAACGTAGACACCGCGAACATAGAAGAACGACCGCGCCCCGCACACCGGCGCACAGTCTCCTTCTCATCCTCAGTCAAAAACACCGTACCAGTCTTTTCCTGCAAGTCCGTATAATGCTCAGTCTCATCCCCCGCGCGACTAACAGTCACCCCGTCGATAAGGTTCATGAACCGGGACACGCTGTTACGGACCACTGTCTTAACGACAGGCGGCACGTTCATAGGATTCCAGTTAGGATTCCCCTCATGCCTCACTAGGTTAGACGCATCAACAATCGCAGCCTTAGCAACCTCCCGGTCCCGGCTAGACAGTGGGAAGGGAGACCGCGCCTCCAAGTCCTCCAACGTAACCAAACTAGTTTCATTAAAAGAAGCCAAACCCAGCCTCCCTTCCTACAATGTCAAACACCACTACCGTCAGGCGTTAGCCTTCTCAACCAGGCTCTTAGGACGTGCCTTCAAGCCCAAGCCTGTAGCAACAGCATCCTTATCGGTACCAGTTGCGAAGAACGAGTCAGCAGCAGTATCGCCCATCGTAAGCTTAACAGCGCGGATAGCGTACTTGTCAGTAGACTGAGTCCACTGTCCGTTCTTCTCGAAGTAAACAGGATCCTTAACCTGAGTCCAACCAGCCCAAGCGTCAACGACACTCTCATCGTACAGACGGGACGGGTTGTACTGGCGCATCCAGCGAAGCGCGAAACCATCCAACGCGGCAGTGCCAGCAGCGCCCACGTCATCGGGACGACGGGGAGCGGCCTGAGCCATAACAAACGCGCCATCCGACAAGGCGTAAGCCTCACCGGGCTTAATGTCCTGAGAAACAACAACATCAAAGCCCTTAATACGACCAATGGTCGCTTCACGGATAGCAGACGAAGCACCATTCTCACCAATACCAGTAGAACGGTTGAAAGTCTCATCCATCTGCAACGCAGCATCGAAGTCAGTACCGACCAGAAGGATACGGTTCTTCATCGGGGCGCGAGTCTTGTTCAAGACGTGGCGCGCCATAGCGATAGAACGCAGAATATCGTTAGGGTTCTTAACGCCCAGAGTGACAGCGTACTCGCCAGCGGAAAGCTGGGCGGCGCACTTAGCGTCAAGATAGTTAGCGATACCAGTCATCTGAGTCTGCAACAGGGACTGCCAGCCGGGACTATTCAAGTCAAACTCGAACTGCTCGTCAGTCAGCTGGACACGCGAGTAAACGTGCGTTCCCAGAGTGACGGGAATCTTCGTTTCGCGGTAAGTGTCGATTTCCAGTTCAGCCGCACGGTTGTTACGGAAAGCGTATTCGTGTGCGGGCAGGATACCGGGAACAACAATGTTAGCAGTGTCATTCACTGAACCCTTGAAGTCATCAAAGCCGATACGAGTGAACGCCTTCGACGTGACCATTTCGCGTTCCATAAGGCGAACAGACAGGTCAGCGGCCTTCTTACTAAACTTTACAAATTCATTTTCTGTAATAGGCATAAAAGTTTACCTCCAAAACATTAAACTTGAACCAAACAGACGCGGGCAAAACGGTTTACCAGCGTCGGCGAGACATGCTCTCCAAAATCGCGTCAACATCAACATCATCAGCAACATCCTCAGCCGGGGCCAATCCCCCGCCCGAAGCGCGAACACCACTATTAGCCGCGCCCGCGATCTTAGCGATAGCCGCAAGCTGAGACTTCAGCTCGTCAACAGTCACGCCGGACAACGACTCAACGACCTCCATAGGCACAGACGGGAACAAAGACTGTGCTTCACGTTGAGCCGCGCGCAACTCTTCACGAGCCTCATACTCAGCGATACGGGCCTTCATAGCCTCCAAGTCCTCAGACGACGCGGCCTCAGCAAGCTCCTCGCGGAGCCGCTTGTTGCTCTGACGGTGACGCGCGTTCTCTTCACGCAATCCCTTAACAAGGTTGACGATCTCTTCAGAAGCCCCGTCTAGGATACTATGCTGAGGCTCCTGGCCTTCAGCATCCTTTCCCTGATCCGCAGCCTCCACAGGCGCTTCAGTAGCGTTCTCTGTGGGCTGTGTATCCTTAGTGGCTTCTGTAGATTCTACTTGATTTTCTTCATGCATACGAGCACTCTCCTTAACAATTTTCCCCACCCGGGGGCCACCGGCAACTCCCGGTTGCCTGACCAAAAAAGAAAAGAGAAACAACCCCGCTATGCGAGCTTGTCTCTCCATTGTTTAGCGCGAGTCTGGTAGTACTGTTTACGCCACTCTTTCAAGCTCATGCCAGTAATCCACTCGGACTGGAACTGCCTACCCTGACTAAACAAATCCCCAACAAGCCACTCTGCACGCGACTTAACTGGAACGACATAACACTGACAGTGGGGGTGCCCATTATCAGCCTCGCTCAACGTGGCACCACCTTTACCGATACCACGCGAACGCCTTGTTGTAGCGGTAGCCTCATTATGATAAACGGGCCCGCGAGAAATCAACATTGCGCACCACGCGCAAGGCTTGCCCGTGCGGGACACTCGCGCCCAACCAGAATACTGGCCCGAACGCGGCACAACATCCGTAATCAACTGCCTATAGCCAGCAGCCGCAAGATGCTCCATCGTCCCCGCAAACAAGCTACGAACCTTATCCTCGTCACCGGCCTCAACAGAAGCTAGAGAATCCTCAAAACGGTCAGTAATCAACTGCACATCCCTAGCACGCTTATCACGCAACGACACCGCCCCGGCCTTCAACAGGCTAACGCCAATACGCCTAGCCCCAACGATAGTAACGCCAGCCGGAACCCTAGCCACAGACTCAAACTCTGCCACAAGATCACCCAACTGATACCACTTCGGCTGGTTGCTAGGAGCGATAAACACGCTAGGAACCGTATAGCCAAACTCTAAAGCCATACGCAACCGAAAATAGGCCATAGCAAGCTCGGCACCACGCGACCACACGTTACTACCCGTAGACAGTAATCGCCCGGCTAGGACACGTTTATCTTTCGCGTTGTCCCACGCGGCAGCGGCTTGAGCGGAAACCTCACCAGACAGGCGAGCAACCGCATCACCAAAAGCCTTATTCAAAGCATCAACATTCCGGTCCCCCATCAAAGCTCGCTCTCAGCAGAACCGCTAGGAGCAACAGTGGAAGGAGAATCCAACTCCCCACCGCTAGAAGAACCAGCGTTAGTGAAAAACTCACTATACGACCTAAGCGCGCCATTCAACAGATCATCCTCCCGCTCTTCCTTATACATCTCATACCACTGATCCAACTGAGTAGGAGACACGCCCGGAATCAACGTCCACAACGCGCGCTTAGGAACATCCAAGTCAACCGCAATCTTCGCCAAGCCATCAGCAACCTTCGACAATGCGCGGCGATCCAAATCGCGCCACAGTATCTCGTTACGCTCCCAGCCGTCACGCGGCTCACGGCCCTCCAACAACATGGCAATACGAATCACTCGCTCCCAAGCCTCACCAAAGTTACGAGCATACAAGTCTACGCGGCGACGGAACGTTCGCTCAGAAGCCTCCAACGCTTCAGCAGACAAGTTAGCCATCTGACCAAGGAAGAAATCGGGCGGAGTCTGTGACAGTGCGCCGAAGTCCTTAATCAGCATGTCCAGCGTATGCACGAAACCAGACTGGTCAGAACCAGTCAACTGGCCGAACTTAGCGTCAGGGTTCATGTCGCCAATAATGTCACCCGCGTTAATCTTAAACGGCGCATACAATGGATTACCCTGCTTATCCGTCAACACGTTACCCTCAGCATCCTTCAGGTAAGGCGGGGTAACACCCGTAGCCCACAACACTCGCTGAGCGTTAAACGTCTGATCCAACAACATGTTAAACAATGCTTGGTTGAACGAATCCTGCCACGGGATAATAGGCTCCACAGCGCCCATAGCCCGCCCAGTAGCATCCATATCAGACACAAACCGCGTAACAGGACACAACCCATTACCACCATGCGGGACACTAGACACATGACGAAAATCGCCAGACTCCATCGAAAACTCATAACGGTTATAACGATCCCAGCCGACAGCCCATCCAGCGATCTTCTTCCCCTTCGGAGTCTCCTTCTCAGGGCGGATAACCGTCAACACAAACACTGGATTATCGTCCGAAACGGGATCATCATACAACGCGGTAGTGTTCAAAGGGTTAAGAATCTGAGCCACAGCAGTACCGTCAGGCCCGTTAGACGCAACAACGAAAGAATGACCATAAGCGATAGCTGCACTATGAACAATCCCCTGCTTAGCGTCCAACCCGCAACGCTGCCAGAAATCCCACTCAGGAATATCAGTCAACGACTCAGCCGTACCCTCAGCATCACCCGGACGGAAACCGTCAACCTGCAACGCTTGATTAGCGGCCTTCACCGGGATAGCACACCACGGCTGTTTCGCCTTCCGCATCAAAGACTGATGTTCCGGCTCCATGTTCTTAGCCGAATAAGGATCATCAAACTTCCCATGCAAATAACGATCAACCTTATCCAACACTTCCGTTCGATCACGAGTAATAATCGAATAACATTCCTCAGCTAGTTCGCCAGCCGTCATAGAATCATAAACACTAAACAAAAACCATCACACTCCTAGCGAATCTAGCCACGGAAGAAACCGCCACGAACAGGCTCAACCTTAGCCGCCCTAAACGACTCTTCCTCACGGTAATCCATCAACGCCCCATACGCGAGCATCCAAGCCGCATACAAGTCAACCTTCAACTTATGGTCACGATTATCCTTAGTAAACGACACGCCATACGACGTGTCCTTACGCGCAACATTCATAAAATGACGACGCAACGAAGCCTGAGACGCGCGAGAACCACCAGCCAGCAGGCGGCCATTCAAAATCGCAGACATAAACTGTTCATGCAACTTCACCACACGACGCTGAGAACCACGCATATCAAAAGCAATAGGCCCATTAGGAGCATGAACCACCATCGACGGCCCATAAGCCAAACCCCACTCATAAATATACGACTCCCACAAGGCAACGTCAGCATAAAACGCGACAACATTATAATCACGAAAAGCCCTATGAACAGCAGACTCAACCACTTCACGGTTAACTTCCCAGTGGCCCTCCCAGTCAGCAGGCCGCTCCTCCAACACCAAGGGAACCGATAGGCCGTCAGAAACGCGAATAGCCATCAAAGCGGTAGCGTCATCACTCTTACCACCATCAAACCCTAGACAGATCGTATCGCCCGGCTCCAAATCGCCCTTAGCTTCAATACGCTTCCAATCGTCAGGAGAATACAACCGGCCTTCAGCCATCCACACTTGATTGTAGAACATGCGCCGCGACTCACTCACAGAACGAGAAGGATCACAAACCTCATTCCAAGCAGACTCCCAATCACACCACACACTATCGCCACGAACCATATCATAAACGACATGGAACACTCGCTCGTTCACAGGCGCGTGCGCGGGAGCCTCCAAACTATCATACAAGATGCTGTTAGCCTTAGCGCGCCCCTCCAACGCATCCATAGCAGCAGCATGATCCGCTTCAGCAACACTATTCTCACCCGGCGAGTAAGCGTTAGTAATCGCCAAATACCGGCCACGAGTCTTAGACAAGTTACCACCAAGAACCGTTTTCAACCGCTCACCACCATTAGAAGGCAGCCAGTGTTGCGTCTCATTATACAAGAGGAACGTAGGACGGTTGCCTTCCTTACCGCGCGGAGCACTAGAAATACGCTGAATACGACACGTCCTGAGGAACCCCCAAACGTCATTCATCATAACCTCAAGCCCACAATCACGCATCAACTCCTCACTCACAAGAAGCCGAATCATCTCGAACGTGTTGTCAGTCTGACTGTACTCAACAGCCGCGAGCTGGACACGAGCGTTACGGCGGCGAATAGCTAAAGGCTCACCGTTCTTATCCCAACCATTAAACACGCTAGGCCCAAACGCTTCAACCAAACACAGCACGGCCAATAGCGGGTCTTTACCCCAGCCTTTAATCCGCTGCAGCATGCCACGCGACGGATACAAAAACTTACCATTCTCGTCAATCGCATACCACCACAACACGAACCGCAACTGCTCCAAAGTGAACGTGAACGCTTCCTGATCGGGAGCGATAGGGTTCAAGTACCACGTGCACCATTCCGCGATACGCCAGCCCAAAGTATGTTCCGGCAAGACGAAGCGCCCGTCCTCATCACGTTCCCACACGGGACCGTAATGGACAGGCGCATACTTGACTTTAAGTTCTTCATCTGATAGCTCATTGTCGTCAGCGTCCATGAGCTGTTGTATTGTTTTCCTTTCCCCCACAGACACCCCCAAACGTAAAGAGCAATTAAAGCATAGTTAAAACAGGTTAAAAGAAACGGTAACGCGGCACGCCAATCAGCATACCGCGCTACCGCGAGCGAGAATCCAAACCAGACGAACCTCACTAAAACCAGTCCATCCCTAAACGCCAACCACACAGGGCGTTCTCGCAGAGAGCGTTTGCTATCTTCACTAGAACCAGAACGCCGCCCCTTACCATCAGGAGGACACCAGCCCTAGCCAATATTAAATTATCACACCAGCCACACCCCGAAAGGCGCAGCCCCCACAAAACGGCGACACCAACCACACACATGAAACAACACGTGCCGCCCTTCCCCACAACACCCATCTTGCAGACTGAAGCGGGGGACTTGGCAACAGCCACCCCCAACGGGGCGCGTTCACCACACTTAAAACCCAGCCCGCTCTCCCGCCACCAAAAGGCAACGGGAGGTAGGCTGGCAGCGTCCCCTAAACCCGGGCGGGGAACACCCTGTACTCACAGAGGGAGTCGAACCCTCACAGCCACAAGGCCAGCAGATTTTGAGTCTACCATGTCTACCAATTCCATCATGTGAGCCAACAACCACCAGCATACTACTTAAAGAACACTTTAAGCAAATCTGGACGGAAACCAGACCAACGCTCCTGACCAGCAGGCTCATCAACCTCAACCACAGGAGCCGAAGCAAAACCCAAACCAGTCAAGCGCTCGCGGGACGCAGCGTCCTCACTCAAGTCAACAGTCTCATACCCAACACCACGCTTATCCAACCAGCGCTTAGTCGCAGTACAACCAGTGCAATTAGGAATAGTATAAACAGTTACAGCCACAATACGCAACCCCTCTCAAAAAAGTCAACAATGAAGTTTCAGCCAGTCGCCAAACGCTTCCGGTAATCGTCCAACACTCTAATCTTAGCATCGAACTCTTCCCCGTTGTCAACTTCAGAATCCAACTCAATATGAACACGCCTACGATCAGCCTCAGACACCAACAAACGAGCCAAAATATCATGAGCCAACTGAAGCTTCATAGCCCCCACGTCACGAGTCACAGGAGGCTCAACCATCGGCAACCCCTGCTCCCGCCTCTCCTCAGGCTTCAACCACGACGCATCTCGTATCCACGCTTCATTCAGCTTACGGGACCGTATATGCTCTTCGTGCTGCTTCTTGTAGTCGCTTAGGTCGTCGCAGACTAGGTAGGCGATTGCCCAGTCTGACTCTTGCCAGAAGTCAACCTGCCCGCTCTCGGCGAACGAGTTGAACAAGTCTTTAACGGCCTTATGCCACTGTTTGCGAGGGAGGTGTGTTTTGGTCGGTCGGGCTACGCCATGAGACGCGCGGTCTACGCGGCTCGGCCTGTCGTCTACGAGCTGGCTTGTTCGCATCGGAATTTTCGACATTCAACATCCCCCCTCTCATGGTGCCATCGGCGTTTAAATATGCAGGATGTGTCTCCTGCTTACGAAACTTCTGCTTACTCTCTTCAATTAGACGCTTACGCGCCCACCAGCCTTCACTAGAACTCTTCCGCGCGTGATGCTTACTACATAACCCGCGCAGGTTGCGGAACGAATGATCGTCACCCGGCTTAATATGATCCACATCAGTCGCCTTCTCAGGGCAACGCTCCTCACGAGTTATCATCCACTCACAACGATACCCACAGCGTTCTAAGACTCGTTTACGGCGGGCCTGCCAGTCAGCAGGAAGCCGCTCACGGCGATTACTAGTCTCCCAAGGCATAAACACACGCTCCTGTCGTTTGAGTCCCGTAGGAGGGCCAGCAGCGTTGCTGACAGCCGCCCCTGACATTGCGCGCCCCAGCAAGAATAAGCACGCTAAGCGGCCGGAGAGAACCGAGAAAACAGGGAAAGGAATAAGCCGTTCCCCCGCGCAACCCCACACCACGGTTGCGAGTCTCAATCAACCCCCCTACGGGCCATCTTATGCGCCCGGTAAAGTCCACACGCTCTAGCAGCAGTGTGATCGAACAACCCATACCACACAGGCAATGGGAGCATATTATTTAACCCGAACGCAAAACCAAACCCGACACTATAAGTTCACGCTCATGATTCACGCACCCGCGAAGCGGAACCGTGCACATCTCGTGCGCTATTGCGAAAACAAAAATGTCGAAAGAAAAAAAGAACAAAACAATAACTAGAAGCACATATAGGTTCACGAACATGACTCATGCACAGCGAAGCTGAAACATGCACATTTCGTGCGCCATTGCGCAACTAAAAGATTTCGAAGGATAGAAGGGTTGTGAGCTTAGAAACTGACACCGAAGGTGTCTGTTTCGCTTGCGAACAGCCTAAAGCCGGACTTTAAAAGAAAGTAACAAAGAAAAGAATAATAATATTATATTCTAACTTTAATTCTTAGTGTTTAATGTTAATAATAATTATTTATTTATATTTAGTTTTAGTGTTAGAACTTAATGCTTAACACTAGGTTCTAAGTTTTTATCCCTCTACTAATAAGTTTGGATTTGAGTAAGTACCTAAAATAGGGTTTTGTGACTAGCGTCACAATATTAGTATTAGAACTAACCTCTAAGCACTAACGTTAGGGACTTTGGCCCCTAGACTAACTACTAAAAGCATGTTAATAACACTAGCACTAACACTAGTGTTTAACACTAGATAGTAAACTAAGAGTAAAGTATATTCATAACACTTAGAGTATATATATAATACTTAACACTAGCACTTAGCACTTAGCACTTAGTGCTAGTGCTTAGTATTGGCACTAAACACTTAGAACTAACATTAGGTTTAAGTATATAACTTAGAATATATATATAACACTTAACACTTAGTGTTAGTACTTAGTATTAACACTAGTACTAGCACTTAGAGAGAAGCTTAAGGCTTCTCTCTTCTCTTCTCTCTCATTTCTCTCTTCTCTTCTCTCTTCTTAGCCCGGTTAGCCCGGCCCCCGCCGGGCGCAAAACCCGCACCCCCACGCAAGCACACAAACCCTCACACAGCCGTTAAGGGGTCTAGAAGGCGATCTGAGCCACTTTCAGCCCGAACATGCCCACACATGCCACCCCGCACCCGAAAGGCCGCCAGAGACGCTTACAGAGCGTTCTATGCCCATGCCCCACACAGGCGGGCAGCGAGCATCCGCGAGCGCCACCCAAACCAACCCCACACCCATGCGACCATAGGATCACACCGTGCGCCCTATGCTCCTAACGGCTAACATCAAAACTAACACGAGTTAGTAGCCCCTCTAACAGCCTTTCACACCCAGCCTAGACGTGGACACACAAGCGCGCCTAAAAGCCCGCCAGAACGCCTTACAGACAATCCAACACCAGAACCAACAACCCGGCACCCCCACGCGCCCGCGAGCGCCCCGCCCACAACACACACACAACACAACACGCCCTTAGCCGGGCACGAGCCCCCCACACCCGCGCCCACACCAGCACCGAACACGCATAAACTCTCACCCAAAAAAGTCTGGAAATGCCGGCGAGTTTTTTTGCTAAGACGTTGCGGCGTAGGGGAATCTGCGTATGTTTGGGTGCATGCCCCGGTGTTTTTGTCAAGTGGTAGCCAGTGTTTTGGGGTGTGGTTTTGGTCTCTTTTTTGTGTTTGTTAGTGGCCTTGGTTTGTGTATTTTTATTCAGGTTTGTTTATGGTTATGTTGGTTATGGTTTGTTATTGCTTTGGTATTGTGTTGGTAAACGTTCTTGGTTTGTCAAGTCTGTTCATTATATGGACAATGGTTGACGTTCGTTGCTTGGTTTGGTACTATGCACGGCTTTGTGACTGTGGTTAAAGCGCGTTTGTCAAGTGTGTTCATATTGTGAGATGGGGTTGGTAGATCGGCTTGGTTTGTGTTTGTCAATAGCGGCTCACATGTTGGGCACGGTTTGCGGTTTTGGTTTTTGTGTGTTATTATCGCGTCTTTTTGTTTTGTGACCTTGGTTACATTCTTTATTAGAGTCTTGACAAACGTTTTTGGGCATGGTATTCACGCGCGCGCGCGTTTAATAATAAGGTGTAGACTATGTGAGCTAGTTCACACGTTTTTGACTTGACTAGCTAGGGATGCTGATATAATCTATATATATCCGATAAGGGAACGGCCTTTAACGGACTGACTGGAAAGGCTTTGAAAATGGGTATCTATCTGGACACTGCGAAGACGCTTGATCTGTATCGCGTTCGTGCTGCTGTGCATGGGTTCGCGGATATGGTATCTGGCACGCTGTTTCGGAGCGAAGCGGATCACTTTAGGGACTGTCAGCTATACCGCGGCCTTGAGGTTGTTTGGGAGATGTGTTCAAGAACCTTCTGGATGAACCATTTCAAGGATGATTCAACCTACTATGTGACCAAGATTATGCAAGGATGGTCACGTGTTCGTATGATGTTTCCGGGTGAGTATGATGAAAATAGTCCCGAATTCAACATTCTGAAGATGGCGCGCGTCTTGATGGAAGCAGTCAGTGATGCTGTTATCTGGGATGAATGCGAAAAGGCGTAGCGACTGCAATAGCTTCCCTGTCTTAATGGCGATTTTTAGGCTAGTTCGATTCTAGCACAGGGAACGATAGCTCAGGGAATGTGAGCTAGACCATAATAGAATAACTTGACAAACCGAATCGGTCAGGTTATTCTTAGTATATGAGCTAATCAAGGCGGTTAGCTCGTTGGATATCTCAGTTAGGGAGATTGGTTAAAATGGCACGCCAAAGCGATGTTATCAAGGAAGCAGTGCGAACCGCTGTTCGCAAGTATGAGGACCGCGGCTATATCGATTGGACAAAGCGTTGCGGGATGAATCTTGACATTTGGTGCCCAACGCCGGCGACTGCCAAGGACGGCGGTCAGATCGTCATGACAAGCTACGGAACTTTTATTGCCCGCGTTGACTTGGGTAAGCGTGACGAAAATGGGCATGTACAGGTTGAATTGAGTGCGTACTATTACAATTACAGTGTGACGACTTCTAGGCACTTGACCTACTTCTTGTTGGCTTTGTCCGATGCTGGGCTTATCGGTCAGGACGTGTTCGATAGGCGCGCTAAGCGTTACAAGGTGGAAGCGCGCGCGATTGAAGCGTTGCACGCGAACAACGATAATCGCCACAATACGTGGTTTACTCTCTAATCTTACTTGTAGCAATTTTCACAGCGTGATATAATAAGGAAGTGTTAAAAATGGTTGCAGCGATTGAGAAATTCCCTGAGAAGTGGGAAGCGTGTGTAAGCCAATTCCCTGAAGAGCTTAAGCCAGTAGTGGCTGGGTATGTTATTGAACAGTCCTACTACGAAGAGCCGGAATATGTCAAGTTTCCAACGCCAGAAGAATTCGATTCGCTATACTGTGGAGAGTGGGATAACTTTCTGGAATTCTGCAAGGTCGAAATGATTAACTACGGTATTGACATTGATTCTTGGGACATGGCTGCGCCTTATCTGAGAATTGATCGGATCGTTGAGGACTTGGGACAAGAATACTACACATTTGTTAATCCTAATGGTAAACTGTGGGTTTACGCGGTAGAATGGTAAGGTGCCGATAATGTTCACAGTCTTAGAATTCCCACTATTCGCACTCTACGTTATTGAACAATTCTGTTACGCATGGTCTGATGTGGCAGTTGAGTTTTGGGAGACTTTTGTGGAATGCAATTCGGAATTGCTAGTCTTTTATACTGACATGCTTTACGCGGGAGAGTATTCGCTCAGTCCGTTAGCGCGTTGGGTATTGGAATTGTTCTGATAGGATGTGACACGCTTCACACGAAAAAGACTTGACAACACTAGACCAAACCGATAATATATAAGTGTCAGAAAGACAAGGAACATTCTTGAAAGAGATGTCAACAAAAATGGAAACAGCAACCATTGAACTCACCGAGGAAGAGCGCGCGAAGGCGCGCGAAGAGTGGCTACAGATCGAAAAAAACCTACGAGAATACATGGTCGAAACGATGGAATATGATGGGTATACGGTGAACGATCCTAGGAGTATTGCCTATACTGATCCAACCGCGTTGAGAATGTACCTAGTTGAGGTAGGGGAACACTACATTGAGGAAGTGTTCATATCTGACTTGCTGACTGGCTTCCTTGCCTATGAAGCGTACAAGTGGTTTATGGAATCACCATACGATGTCCTTATTGAGGATGCGGAAACAAACATTGATCGGGAGGAATGGACGGCGCGCGCGGTACTCTGGCATGAGTCACTATGGACGGTTGTTGACATTATTCTCTCTGACTATGCCGACGCGGTAGAAACTCTCAGTGCTGACACTGCCGAAGAGTGTCGCGAGGCGTGGTACATCTGACAGGGACTTGGCTAGGCACTAGCTCTCTGTGCCGGTTAGTGCCTAGCCACACTAAGCCAAACATCATTGCACGATATAGAAAGACCTATGAAAATGGAAAACGCAAAGACCTACACTTACTTCACTGACCAACGCGACAAACTGATTAACCTAGCGTTAGGCGAGTGGGATACTGACAGCCTACCAGAGATTAATGATCAGTTAGTTGAACTCGCTAACCAAGCTATCGCAGCTGGCTATGGTGATCGTATTGAAGCAGACCGAGACTACATACCAACACAGATCACAATACACGCATGTATTGAAGATGCAGTAAGGGCCTATGTGAAGGCGGGAGAGACCGGCAGCATTTACCACGATAAGACGCTGGATGTCTACCTATTGGATCAGTCAGGTACTGATCTGAAAGAATGGCTTGCTCACTTTGGGCTCTCACTGTGGGGAGACGCGGGACAGTCTAATGATGTCGTGGTTAACATGATTAATGTGATCGGTAGCCTTGGGACTGTTCCTGAAGCTGAAGACTATCTAGACCTGTCCCGTATTGACATGGTTAACGCTAAGCGCTTGACTATTGAGGACTGAGCAACTATGGCAACATTCATGCAACTAGGAGAGATTCTACTAGCGTTCATATTCTGGCTATTGAACTTTCTGAGAATCGGACTTATCGGAATTCTGTTCGCTATGCCAGTATCTCTGGCAACTATGATGTTCCTAGCGAAACACCCTGACAGTAACCCGTTTGACAACCATAAGCAAGACTGATAAAATTGAGTGTGTAGGCAGTGGGGAACACGCTGCACTGCCTACACCATCCCACTAGAATTGAGGAAACAAAAATGGAAACCCCAAACACTACCGACTACCTGATCATTGCACACATGCAAGTCCCGACCAACACGCGATACAACCTCAAACCCATGTCAATGTTCATCCCCAAGGATATGCACATTAGCGAATTTATCCAGCATGTTTGCGAGGACTCATACACGTTTGAAGAACTGGAAGCGCTTGCCATGCCAGACTCAGCGGAAGAACGCAAAGATATTGGCCTGTCATACGATCGTATCATGTTCGTATTGACAGCTGGACGGTTTATTGAACAGCTCACACAAACACTGCCAACTGTCCCCGCGTTGACAGAATACGCTTTGAAGGAAATGGGGATCACGTTGGAGCGTGTACCGTTCCTGATTACCAAGGATACAGAGTTCATCTTTGAGGAAGATGGCGTAATGACTACTGAGGTGTATGCTGACTTCATTTTCGGTTGGTACACTGAGTGCCTGTCTTGCCTGATGCAAGATTACAGTATTGTAACTTCCTACCTTCCTACTGGCGACTATGGCCTGTTGGAAATGATGAACTTGTTCCTGTGGGAGCGCGGCATGTGGGAAATGGGAGAGAAATTGCAGCTTCCCAAGTTCAACATTCGGTTCAACTGAAAACGGGACAGCGGAGAAAGATAAGACTAATGTTAAAGTATGATCTGATTATTGAGACCGACCGGCAGGACGTTATCAAGGCCGTTATCAACGCGGTACTAGCACTTGACAATACCGTGTGGGATGACCGGACACTCAAGGCAACCGCAATGATACCTGACAGCACTGGCAAGCCGACGTTCCGACAACTGGCAGGGGATGTTGACACGGTGGACTTTGAGCCTGTTTATTCTACTCATAGCGACGGTTGGTCGTCGTTCAATACTGTTGAAGATGAATACTAACAAACCTTATTGGGAATTGAGGGAAACAAAAATGGTTGAGAACGCTTACGCTATTGAAACCAGGGAGCGCCTGAATGAGGCGACACGCAAACTGAAAGTGAAAATTGACCACTATCGAGACGTGGTTCCGCTCACACAGGGGGGAATCGAAAAGTGTTTGAATCTCCCCGACGACTGGGACGCTCAGGCAGTGGAAGAAAACTGGACTACAGCAACAGAAGTGCTGCTGGCAGTTTCGCTGGCATGTCAACTGGGGAAGCAGACTCTCTACAGGCGCTGGGGTATTGAAGCTGTTACGCTTATCATCCAGTTGGATGACACGGTGGAAGCAGTAAACAATTTTGGGGACGCGCTAAGGGATGCAGTCAACGAAAACGAACAGGAGAAAACCGATGACTGAGTTTCAACATATTGACTTCCAGACCTACACGGCAGTCCAAGAAGCAATCACCGTATTGGAAGATATGGACAAACTGCCTTTCAGAGTGTCGAAAATGGGGAGCGGCCTAGCGGCGGCGTACGCGGCACGGTTGCGTGAGCTGGCCGAAACGCCGGTGAGCGACGAAGATAACACGCCTTCTATTGACAGTATCAGGGCGGTGTGTGGTAAGATTACTGACATGTAACAGGTCCTTAAGTGGATGTGGGAAACACTGCTAGTTGTAGCAGATGCTTACGATTACACGATACGCGAAGCAATTGACGCGCTGGAAACAGTGGTCCGTGTAGCGCTTGATCCTAACCCTGACAATAAGAACTAGCTGAATTTTTGAGGAACATATTATGACACAAACTGAACAGCTGGACAAGCTGAACATGCTGACAGAAGCACTATCTGCCCTATTGAACGTGTACCAAGAGGACATTAAGGGTATCCTGTTTATGGAAATCGTTGACGACGGGATGCCAGACCATTGGACGTTCCATAACGTTGGAACCCGTGGCGATACATGGCTTAGCGTAGTACGGGAAGCGCGGGCGCGCGTCGATATTGACGAAGAACTGGAAGAGGGCGACACGGCGCGTAGCCGGGCGCGTAAGCGACACTTACAGGCCATTTCACTGGTCGCAGACGAGCTTGCTTGTGTTTTGGATAGGCTTACATGCGACATTGAGGCGACAGGGGAAGAAGAATGACCGAAACAAAAAGCACACTACAAAACGAACTAACCATGCTAAACAGGACACTACAGGACGCACTCAAAGCCTACCAGGAGGAAACGGCGGATATCGGCTTCATTGAAGTACTGACACTGCTGCTCCCATATGACTGGAATAAGGAATCAATTGAGAAGCGCGGGAAGCCTGTTGTTCTCGTAGCCCAACACGCTCACCGCGCAGTGTTGAATAAAGCTGTTGCAGAGAAAGAGGCTCACAGGCAGGTCCAGTGTCACCGACTGGAGGCTATCGCAATAATCATTTATGATCTAAAAACTAAGCTTGATGAAGCAGTTGAACTAGTAGAGAAAGGCGTGCTGTAGGAATGCACCGGATTGACCCCTACGAATTGAAGTACGGAAACCCCGACTGGTGCCACGACGCGCAACCAGACGGACAGAAAGTGGTCACGAGCCTTCTTGAAGATTTCAGGGCCAACCCCGACCAATACCTCAGCTCAATCTGTTTCCAAGACGAACAAACAGGACAAGTCTACTATCTTGAGGACGCTACTAGTCACGGGTGGCCTTTCGTAGCAACACTACACGATCATGTAGACCACACTAACCTACATGTGCGCTGGTGGATTGGTGGCAAGGAATACGTGTGCGAGTTCAAGCTCACCACCAACTTCATGACGGCAGGAGAAGAAACTCCCGTCCCTGAGCTTGCTTTCACGCTCCTAGAATCAGGTGTCTATGATATTGGGGGTAGTGCGGGGCGTGCTGCGGGCGAGTATCTGAAACTTCGGTTCTTCCCGTGCCCCTGTACTAACGAACGAGTTGACATGTGGTGGTCGCTAACCGGGCGCATGGACCAAACGATGTGGCACTTGGCGCTCCTGCCTGAAGCCGCGTGCTGGATGCAACTCTCATAAATAGAAAGAAGGCTACGCTATGTCACAAGAAGAAAAAATCAAAGAAACACTAATCAGCAAACAAGTCACCCGCATCGAACAAAAAGACGACTTCACAGTAGAAGTAACCCTAGACGACGGGGTAATCCTCACGCTCACAGGCAACGAAGGAGGATGCTGTTGCGGGAATGGTGACTGGACAATCAGCGAAATCCTCTCAGACAGCGAGAAGCCGTCCGGGCGCATCATGAACGCATGGGTTGACGACCAGATCAGATCAGACGAAGAAATGGATGAGATTTGTGGGCCTATCAGAGTGTTTATCATGGTGGAAGGCCGTGAATATCCGCTGGTAGAGTTCAACGGGTACGATAACGGGTGGTACGGTCACGGATTCCATGCTAATGTTACCCGGATCACGTCGCCGGATCATACTTGCACGATCACACTCTAACAGGGAGGTGCTAGAATGGTAAAAGAGTCACGTTTCCAAACAGTGATTCAGAGCATCCGGGACGATCCTCAAAAGTTTATCTACGAGCAGTTCGCGCCGGGTGGCGCGTTTGAGCACTGTCCCGTAACGCGCGGCGACCTAGACTGTATCCCCATAATCATGCGATTACTAGTACACGAACGCATCTTTCTCGCAATTACAGTATGGAAAAGTGATGAACTTGGTTACAGTAGGGAAACATACCTGGCATACAACAGTTGGAAAACGCCGGAAACATGGGAATACAGCCCTACCTCACCACCCGTTTATACGAATGTGGACGACCAGCCAGAGTTCATGCCAGCATACGCAATGGAAGATGCGGGATGGGCGTGGAGACATTACAAGACTACTATTCCCGCGCGTAATCATCTTCCCGAACATGCGTGGTTCTTCCCGGGTGGGCTTGCGGAAGCACTTGACGGAACAAGCTGGCTAGACTATGCTAGTAACATGTCTAGCGGGACAAAGGAGGAATGAAATGGCAGATAGACTTGCACGTGTTGAGATGGGGATTATCGGCACCGATAGAGTGTTATGCGGTCGCCTCAAGCCAGAAGGGGAGGCGTATGAACAATACCGTGCCATTCTCAGGAAGGTCGAACAAGGCGAAGCGTGTTGGGGGCCGGAGGGCGTATTCGTCCCGTTCCACGCGGTTGCATGGGTAGACATTGTAAATTATCCTAAGGAACAGTGAGGAAAAGGAGGCTATTCGATGAATGATGAACATCTTACCGAAGTGCTAGAATTCTGGTACGACAACAACAACCTAACCGAACTCAGGGAAGTCCTAGTAGGACACTCCATCGTCGCTATCGACGGGGAAGAAGGAGACTACAGTTGCGCCTTCGGGCTAGACAACGGGACAATCCTAGAATTCACGGGGACAGAAATGTACGGGGCCGACGATTGGGACGTTGAAGAAATCTACACAGGAACACTCCCCACTCCACCTATCGAAGACGTGGAAACCGTAGACGAAATCGCCTATATTACTCGCCGGGTAATGGCCGGGCGTGCAGCGTTCAAAGCCACTCTAGGCGGGGAAGAGGTCACGTTAGTCTCATTCAACGGTGCCGGGGATGGAGAATGGGGCACCGGCTATACGGGCCACATCTCTACGAGCAGACAGCCACAGTAGGAAACGAATAATAGGAGTCAAAATCTTGAGACTTATCGACTTGAGCGAAGAAATTAGTGGCGCTTACGAAAACGCTGTGCGAGCAGTAAACAGCGAAGAGGTAATGGCAGTGTCTTATGGGACGCGAGAAGCAGCACTCCTGCTCCTAAAAGAACTGGGGAAAGTCTACGTGTCTTGCACCCAAGACGAACAGCCACTTCGCGAAATGTGGGGGGACTATTTTATGGGGATTGCTGAGGACTGGCGAGACCTCTACGAAAGCGTCCACGATCACATTGTAGACGAAGCTAAGGTAGGCGACCCACTGGCGCAGGCCGTGTTCGCTGTAGCAGAGTTAGCATACGCGCTCCTACTCTAAAAACAGGGAAAGGAACATGGCATATGGCACCTGACACTTGGCGAGACAAAGCGACCGAAGAGATACGCGAAAACCCCGCACAGTTCCTACGCAAAGCCTTCAAGGAAGGCGGATTCCTAGCAGACACGGAATTTAAGCTACAGGCGGAAGCCGGGAAACCATTCGTCATGCGCCTAGAAGAAGCATGTCTCCCATACGTGGAAATCGACTACTGGAGGCCCATGCCAGCGGGCGGAGTCATGCTCAACCAGCTAGTAGCATCACCCCATGTTTTCCAAGGCGAAACGGAACCACGATGGACGCTGAACGCACACTATCAAACAATCTACCACGAAGGACTCCCGTGGAACGTGGTCACAGAAGGAGAAGTCAGCGACATGGCCGAGTCTGTTTGGGAAGAAGATGCTACCAGCATCCTGACACGGCGCGGGACGCGGAAAGATGCTTGGCTATTCCCCTACGGGATCAGCAAGCTAACAGGGGGCGGGGACGGGACCGTTCTTCACTCGCGCAACTATTAGGAAAACCCGAACAGTTCAACCCGAGCAGAAACGCTTGACACGGCGAACATAGTACGGCTATACTGGCAGCACGTTTCAGTCAAACAGGAGGATACAAATGTACAGCAAAGAAGAACGGGAAGAGTTCAACAGGATTGTAAAAAACCCGCTAGAATTCCTTAAGGAGGAACTTGACGAAGGCGGAGCGCTCTGCTCGTCAATCTTCGCCTATGACGGGCTAGAAAACACGCCGATACTTGTCAGCTTTATAGGGGGATTCGCGCCTTGCGTCCACGTAGACATCTTAGGACAGTATGGGGGCGTTGTTTCGCGCGCGTCCTACCTAGCCTTCTGGCAACCGCGCCAGACGGGGGTAACAAAGTGGAGGATTTCAACGATCGACCTATCAAAAATCTATACACCCCACAACTATGCTGGAACAGCGGAGGACATCGGCACCCAAAAGATGGAGCAAAGGTGGGGGAAGGCCGTGATGCAAGCAGAGGCGGAACGGCGGTGTGCAGCGGTATGGTACTTTCCGCGCGGGACACGGGCTGCGCAAACCTACTCGGATGCAGCGCTATTCCATGCTAACAGTAAAGCGCAAGCAGGTGAACACTATGTCGTATGGTAAAGCAAAAGAAAACATTATCAAACAGATTCAAGACGATCCAGCGAGATTCCTCACAGAACAACTCAGTGAAGGACAACCGTTCTACAACACGGCGCTAACAGCGTTCGATGCGGAAGAAAACCCCACAATCATGCAACTAAAAGAACGCAACGACGACATTCTCATCACAGTTTCCTCATGGAAACACGAGCGTAAGAAACTCAAGCGAGTCGATCTAGTGTTCCAAACACAACACGGCGAAGAATGGAGCGAGGTAGCATGGGAACAGAAACGCATCCTAGTATTTGCACCAGTAGGCTGTGACGAACCTTACAGTGTTATGGAGCAGCATACGTATGGCGCTGCTGTAGACTTGTTCCAGCGGCTCGTGCAGGGGATCGTCAATAAAGGTGACACGCTGGAACACACATGGTTCTTCCCGTTTGGGACTAGGCGAGCGCAAGACATTCCCACGTTAACGATGTCTGCCACCAGTAAGGATAAATTTAGCTGGCAGAAACCAGCACAGTTATCAACGTTACAGACAGGAGCGTGAGAGAACGATTCCAAGAGTAGAACAGGCAGATTATGTAACCGTGCCACTAGTCTTTAGATTCCTGTCATGCGTCACGTACGACAAATGCAATGGAACAGGAACAGTCCCACAAGAAACAGAAGAGGAGACACTATGAAACTAATCGACCTAAACAGCCGTGTGCACGACGCTTGCACCAACGCCATACGCAGGATGGAAACAGCAGACCTAGCGCGCCCAGCAGGGCTAGCCAGCGCAGCATCCATAGCCTACCGGATGCTCTTCAACGGGCTAATGTCCGAATACGGTTGCGGGCCAGACGATCCAGTGGAGTGGGCGGTTCGCAGTACGCGAACAGTAACCACCATCCGGGAACTCGCCACGGAATATCGTATGCTTGCCGAGACAAGCGAAGAATATGACACGCGGAACGTGTTACAAGATGTCGCTGTTGCGTTGAATACTCTTGCAAACGAAATTCAATACCCGCGTGTAGAACCCGAGCCTGAGTCGGAGCCTAAACTGGAACCGGGAGTACTCAAGTGCGCAACACACTCTACCATGATCGACTGGAGCACCGACATTAAGGAAGCGTATGAAGCCGCCGTCAAACACCTTCAAAAGGCCGCTGATATCGTAACAGAAAAGCGTGGCGAACGATATGTAGAGGTGTTCTCTACCTTGTTATGGAAGGCTTGCGCGCGCCAAGAGTTCATTAACACGATCACTAGGGATAAAAAACTGCAGCTCACCGAAGCCGCAGTGATCGTCAGAGGGTTGGCCGCGCAAATTAGCGACATGTGGTATGCGACTTATAATCCTGCAAAGGAAAAGATTCTTGAGGACGCACGGGACGTGTTGCGTGAGCTTGAGCGCACTATTCTAGCCGCTATGCCAAGCGACGACACGGAACAGTGACGCATGGCACTATAATAGAATATTGTGGGGACGCTAGACGCAACCAACACGCTATGATACAATCATGGCAGTAGGAACGCGCCTAGCGTCCCGCTATGTTTTACACGCCAAACAGGAAGGAACCAAGATAACCATGACAAAACAAACCAGCACACCGGGATACTACACGATCCCAGAACTAACAGACAAAGACCTAACCAGCCTCAAGTACCCCGTACACGTCGCCAAGGTAACATCCCCTCACATCGTAACGCTTTACGCCGAAGGTAGCCACCTTGCCATGACAAGCCCGGTGCCGGATAGTGCGGACTTCGACCTAATCAAGCAATTCTGCATGTTGTCCCGACAAGAAGAACAACTCCTATACGACTTCTGCAAGAAGCATAATGTTAGCGTGTTGTGTGAAGTACGCGCACCAGAATATAATCTCACGCGCTGGCAGAAGTCTGCTATCAGGCCGCTTCTCGTATGCCACAACTACGACGGCAGGACCGCTGATCCTAGACTAATGGTCACGCTCCACTCAGCATACTCGCTAAGATTCAACAGATGGGCAACCATCAGCAGCGATACCCGTACCGTAACAGAGAACGTTAGCCTTAGTCTTGCTATCGACCTAGCCAAGCAGGAGACGGACACCCCCGGTATCCTTATCAAAGATAAAACGGGGAAAACGTATCGCGTGGACAGCGCGGAATGGCAGTGTCGCAACAAGCTCCTATGGGACTTGTCTGAGGACTTGCGGGAAGGCCGCTTACGTAGGCTCACTTACCCGCGCCTAGACGAGCGAGAGGAGTATTATCGGGATCGTATGCGGAAAACGCTAGAGGAACGCCCGCAAGTATGGCAAGACCTGCAAGAAGGCCGCACTCCACTATGGGCAGTATTCCACGCCTTGCGGGAAGGTCACGGCACGTATGATATGCATAAGCTGATGGAGAAAATGTACCCCGACGAAGAATAAGAAAGAAGCGCTCCCGCCACAACAGGCAGGGGCGCTCTTCTATACCCGCTTTAAGCCACCTAGAAGCCCCATAGAAGCCTCTAACAGGCCAAGGTAGCACCAGCATACAGGGAGCATGGTGAAAGGCCGTCAGAACGGCTTACAATAAGCGCAAAAAGAAAAGCGTGAGAGCACAACCACACGCAGCCGTACTCTCACGCCGTATTCTCTTACCGTTTTAAGCATCCCCGTTCAACACGTCACACATCAACTGAGGAGCTTTCAACAATACGCGGTCAACCACGCTCACATCACACTGGAACCGGGCGGCAAGCTCAGTACGAGTCCAACCACACACATACTTCAACACAAGCATCTGCCTCCACATGGGAAGCAACGCCCTCAAACCGGCCTCCACGTCAACAACAACGCAAGACAAGTTACCAACATGCCCCGGATCGCGCTTAGCGCGCGGCATACCCGGCTCCACGCGCGGCACATCCTCCCCAATAGGACCATCAAAACCGTGCTGGCAGAAAACAAGTGGCAGCGCGGCACACACCATGCCCGGAGTATAATCACCCACGAAACATCCCGTCCTCCCCAACATATAGCCCAGACGGGACCTCACGCTGAGACAAAGCCATATCAGGACGCCCCTTCCCCTTAGCACGCTTATAACCCGCAAGGCAAGCCCAGCGGAAGTGATTCACCAAACCCGCCACGCCAGCACGCTCCCAACTCTTAACAAGCAGACGCGGATCACGCATCGTATCAAGCCACGCCCAACCCAACAACTCAAGAAAATCACAACGCAAACGCCTAGACGCAACCCAACAGCCACGACACAACCCATATCCCACTGCTTCCTCAAACGACTGGAAGGAGCCACGACGCTTCTCCCCAGCGCTATAAGGCATGATACGCAAAGCATCCTTTACGCGCTGTTCGTCAACACTCCCGAAGCCATGCTCAGCCCCTGCAACACTCTTCATAATTCTTATTCCTTTCCACCGTGAACGAGACCAAGCAGAAACTTCCTGCCCTTCTCAACCAACACGCTATTAACATCCATCCCCCGTGGGACCGGAACGCGCACGCAATCAATAATATTCTCAGAAACAGACTCAAACAACCCGTCCCCAGCCGTGTCGCCATCCCCCCACACATACACGCGGCAACCATCAAACAAACCAGCATAACGCTGCTTCCAATTATTCACACCCGGAACCCCAACAGCGTTAAGGCCACACGCCACGAGACTCATCGTATCAATCTCGCCCTCACACACATGCATGTCACCAAAACCCTGAGTAGCCCTGAGATTAAACAACGTCGTATGATCCCCACCACGCATAGAATACCGGGGATCAGCATCAGGCCGCAAATTACGAAACCTCATACCCACAATATTCCCAGCACAATTAAAATAAGGAATGCTCAGCCAGCCCTCAAACCGCTCATCCCCCGGCAAGGGTTCACCAACCAGGCCGACTTCCAGACCGTCCACCACGCTTTCCGGAATACCCCGAGTCCCCAAATACTCTATTGCCGCTGCTTTCCCAGCCGGGCCGCTGTACGCCTTCATGCGCGCCGCGTTTTCCGTCAACACCGTATCCCCAATCGGACGCAACAGATCTAGCATGCTTCCAATCACAACCTTCCATAAGCTCAATAAAACGCCACCCGGCACCCTGCTCACCACAACCGAAACACTTCCACACGCCCTTCTCCAAGTCTACACTCAAAGACGACTGACTGTCAGCATGGAACGGGCAGGGCATGAGAAAGCGGCGACGCGCCGTGTCAAAACCATAATGCCTGAAACAAAACTCTAACAAGTCTTTATGCTTCACAGTCTTGCTGTTTGACATTAGCGCGTCACCGCCCCTCATTCTTTTTACCGCCAAAGTTTTACCGCCACAGGCGGCAATCTCTAGCGTACCATGCTACTTCCGGTTAAGCAACTCAGCGAAATCCTCCAACCGGAAAACAACCCAGCCTTCCTCAACGCCCTTACCCCGCGCCTTAACCACCGCAATAGGAAACACATCACTATTCTCCAAACCGCGATTAGCCGCATACAAGGCGCACTCTGTTGTAGCCTCATTCAAGTAGCGTGGGATTTCCAGCCGCTTTGTGTTCTTAGCTTCAATCACGAACCGCACGCCGTCAACGCTACGAACAACCATGTCCCCTTCATCCAGGGAACCTAGCTGCCTGAGTGCTTCAACGTCACAGCCCTTACCTCGTAGGTAGTTTCGCACGTCTGTTTCCCATGATGTGCCTTTGCGTTTGTTAGGATTAGCCACACGCATCACCCCTTGTTAGTCTAGTTCTGGGTTGCAGCAGTCGCAACCAGACGGCACCTCTTGGATGCCTGTCGCATCTGCTTCAATCGTATAATCCTCAATGAAATTAAGGAACGCACGATGGTCAGCAACCTCAGCTTCCAGCTCCTTGACGCGCTTTTCTAGGCCGCGCACCACGGTCAGCGCCCGCCACGCAAGATCGTCCACTTCTTCAATGCGCCTACGCGCACGCGACGACCGCCAATCCAACAACTCTAGTTTACATTTAACGTCGCGCGTCCCCAAAAAAAACGCAAAACACAGGACGAGAAAACCCGCACTCAAGACGCAGAATGCGACCAATCCAACAATACCATTCATAAAAATAACCCTCTCCCCTCTAACGCTATCGTACCAGGCTAAGCGCCTTAGATTCTTCTTCGCTCATCACGAAACATGCTTTCCGATAACGTCACCAAGCGCGCCCAGAAGAATACCTGCAACCTGGACAGCTCCATAAGCCGTCAAACCGCCAAGCGTAACAAAGAATCCTGCCACAAAAAACGTTCCAATAGTCATAACATTAACCTCCAAAAATAAACGTAGAAAACAATTACTTATTCCGCGAGAACTTCTCGCTCAGCCAGTCAGCAAGAATCTCACTAAGAACACAACAAGGCTCCATAAGGATCATCACCGAAACCGCCAGGCCGCCAACAATCAGTGCGGCTACAAAGATCGTTAAAAGTGTTTGCAACATTTTAACACCCCCTAACCATTGTTGCGAGCATCAAACCCGCCAAACCAAGTACGAGACGGATCACACGACAACACAGCAAACCGCTGAGCACTAGGATCACACGTCCCCTCACGCTGCTTAACCACAGCCACGCGCATCTCACCGCGCATACCCTCATAAGCAGGCGGTTTCAAACCAACAGTCAACACCAGTTCAGGCTTCTCAGCCACGCCGTTCTTAATCTCACTACGAGCAGGCGGGCGACTAGGATCACTCACAGCCGCACTACTCTTATCCGTAGCATGATGCAAAACAATACTCGTGCACCCAATCTGCCGCGTGAACGACGTGATGTCATTCATCACAGCCATTTGAGCTTGATAGTCTGACTCGCTCCCACTAAAATCCATCAGGTTATCAAACACAACAACCTTAGGATACTCGTTGAAACAAGTCACGAAATTGTTTACCTGATCTTCCACGATATGCCACGTAATAGGATTGCCATGACAGAACGTAATGTTGTTACGTGACAAGGCAGACAGTAGGAAGTCAGCACCTTCATGAGTTTCCATCAAAGCGTCAATCTCACGAGTGTTCTTACCCGTCATGATAGACGCGACGCGACTAGCCGCCGTAGACGCACTCATATCAGCACTAAAATACAATGTGGGAAGATTCCACTTAGACACCATGTACAACGCTAGGCCGCTTTTCTGGCTACCGCTACGGCCAGCAATCATAATCTCCTGACCGTAATGGAACCTGCAACCCAACCCGTACACGTCGTCAAAACCGGGAATGTGCGGAAGGTCGCGAGCAAGATTCTTACGAGCCAATAGGCCCCTGAAAGCGTTACCAGCCATAACCCTTTCCTCCTTACAATATCCTTACCGTATAGGCTCCCACAACCACACGGTAGCAGCAGTATGATTGTGGGAGCACGGCAGAGAAGCCCAAAAGACACAAAGACGAAAAGCGGTTATAGGCTAGTAGGCGGGCATATCATCCTCACCAGCCTCAGCCTTCTCCAAAGTAGAAGCAAGACTATCAGCCAACTCAGTACACTCCTTCACGCCCTTATTACCCTCAGGCAACTCGTGAAGCACCCACGCGGGATTACCATTCTTTGTCGTAATCTTCTCAGCGCGGAACGGGCCAATAACCTTACCCATATAATCACGAGCAATACGAGTAATCGCAGTATCCGTACAAGTAACATTCATCAACTCTTCAGGATTCATAGCGACCATACTAGCCGTGTCAGGGAACACGAAGAAGTCACCCTCAATCGCATCACGCTCACCCCACCTAGAAGAGACAGGCCCCTTCCATACGCGGGGAACGAAGATCAGGGCCTCACTGTTACCATACTTGGACAGAGAGAAGAAACCACCAGCGGGAGCAGCTTCGCTAATCGAAATACGAGACATAAATATCACACAACCTTTCCAAGTGTGAGGGGTAAAGAACCTTTCCAACCCCAACAATAATCATTGTAACACGCTTTCTGTAGCGTGTCAACTGTTAGTTGCCAAACAAGCCAGTAGGCTTACCAGACTCCTTAATAGCCTTAGCACGCTCCTGCCACAACGGGACAAGCTCAGGCGTATTCTGGAACGTCAAACGACGATCCTTCCACAACTGCTTCATCTGCTCCTCAGTCGTCGCAGACTCCATAGCCTGCCACACCGTGATAGCAGCATCATTACCAATAATCTCAGCAGGAACACCGGCTTCTGCCTGAACGTCCTCCACGCGACTACCGTAATCCACAGGCTCACCAGTAGACTCAGACAAGAACCGGCCTCCCAGCTCTCCCGCCACGTTGTTCTGTGCGTGCCACGTGTCAGACGCGGCCAACACGGTAGACGCGAGAGGCAACTCGTCAACCTTACTAGCATCCCAACCCATAAGCTCCAACAGGCGCTCATGAACCTCCCGAACAGTGCCCTTAACGACAATCCAAGGATCATCACACCCCTTACCAGCCTTCAATGTCACGGTGACAGGAGCATCTTCCCCGTTCCACGGGGATTGTGTTTCAGTTTTCTTTCCAGCCACGCTTTTCTCCTTTCCAAGAACGTTTAACGAACGATGTCAAGTCTTATAGTAGCGTACCAGAGTGTGCCCGCGCAACCCGAACCGTAGGAACCGGGCCAAGCTCACCAGCACGCTTACCGCCAACAGTAGCACAATACTCCCGCACGGGGCAACTAGCACAAAAACCAGAACCCGGGTTAGGGACAAACACGCCAGCCTCCATGCCGCGCATAGCCTGACCAAACCAATCCCCAACCAACAGGGCAGGAACGCGATCGCGGTAATCATGCCACGCCTTAATGTCACCATCAGCAGCAGACCAGAAACCGGCACGGTCAACAGTAAAACCACACTGCCCCAACAAAGCAGCATACACGTCCAGCTGGCCCACGCTAGAAGGAACATTACCAGTTTTCAAGTCAACAATACAAATGTTACCAAGGTTGTCTACCAACACGCGGTCCACGTAGGCAACAGTGTTAGCGCCGCCAAGGTTGCCAGTCAGCTTAACTTCGATACCCGGCGCACCATTAGCATCAACAAACACTTCAAGCGAGCGCTCATCAAGCCACTTATCCCAAGCCTCAACCATCAAAGGCCCGAAATGCTCACACCACTCCCGGTCCTTCTTGTTAGGCCCACCGCCCTTACCCAACGTTTTCAACACGCGGCCAGACGCTTTAATCTCCATGTTGAAACGCTCAGCCTTAGCCACCTCCCGGTCAAACGCCTCCTGAAAAGACACATCCTCAAACGGGAGACCGCAACGCTTCAAATCATGCTGCTCAGTCACATAATGGACAGCCGTACCCATCAACGTCACCCACCACGTAGACTTATCCAACCCAAACAAACGGGACAGTTCCCAACGCTTACCGCACTCGCTATACGCGCTCACCGCGCTATACGACAACGCGGCAATGTCCTTAACGTTCTCATTCTTTTCAGTCACAATGGCCCCCTAAGGTCAATAACAAACTCTAACAGCACTCAGCATACTAGCCCGCGAGCGCAATGTCAACACGTAGATACAAAAAGAGAGGGGTGGCATAACCTCCCCGAAAGGGAAATCATACCACCCCAAAACAGCCCGTTAGGATACGGGACGGGCCGCGCTCACGTCACCCACGCGAGTCCTAGACCTATACACGCAACCACACGCCGCGCAACGGTAGCCACGGAAGCGGGACACGCCCACAACAACAGGCTCAGTCTCCACGCGCTCCACGCTACCACAAGCAGGACACGACAGCACGTCACCATCATACACAGCAAGGCTAACGCCCATGCCCACGCCACACCACGGGCGCAAACGGTCATACAGTTTCTCAGTCAACGTCACGTCGCCACGGTTATAAATCTCCATGCGTTGCCATGCTTCCATGTCGCCCTCCATGCAAGCCACCCACAAGCCATGCCCTTCATGAACAACCTTATGGCCGATACCAAGCCGCTGAGACACGTAATCCAGCTTGTTAGACGGAAACTTAAAATGCTTCTTAACCACCCGCAACAAATCAACATGCTTGAAACGCTCCACAGGCGGGAGACCAAGCATGACAAACTCGCGGTTCAAGTGCTTCACGTCATAGTTGATACCATTATAAGTGACAATAATATCAGCCTTGTTCAACAGCTCCCACGCGGCACGAACCATAGCTTCATGCCCGCCCTTACCTTGGTCACTATAGAACAGCGTTTGCTCGTCCCCATACCATTTAGCGGCGAAACAAATCATCTTGCCATCTTCCACAATCTGGTTGATAGCAACGTTCTGATCCCATAAGCCCCACACGTGAGCCACGCTAGGGGAACACTCAATATCAATAGTCAAAATCTTCAAATCATGACTGGACTCAACCTGCCCGCCAATCTTATTCCAAGTTTCACTGAATCCCACAGGAACATGCCCCCCTTCGATGTAGCCCGACAGTACTAGCAGAAACC